TATAGTCAACCGACGTAGGGGCGCCTGGGTCGCCCTGCCAGAGTGAGTGCACCTGGCCGCTGTTAGAGCGGCGCGAGCGGGGGGACAAGGTCCCTGCAATTGACTTGCGGTTGCGGAGCGGTGTAGGCATATTAGGCCGTGATTCGGTTCACATACCCCGAGATGGTGACGACGTTCGCCGTAGCAGCAAACGCCCTGATGACGAGCGCTGTGGCATTGCCCTTAAGGACGAGACCCGGGACAATCAGGTACAGTCCGTTCTCGGCCTTGACCGTGTACTCAATCAGGTCGTCGGGGCTGCTCGTACCGCCAAACTCAATGGTGAGTTTGCGGTCCGTCGTGTCAGTGTTCTGGGCGTACAGCCACACCTCGTCGTAGGTGGTTGCGGCGGTAGACGCCGTGTGGATGGTGGTGCCGGGGGTGGCGGTCGCCGCCACCTTGATGGGGCGGCCATCGGTGGAGCCGGACAGGGTGAGCTTGCTGAAGGTTGCCATTGTTGCCTCTCGTTAACTAAATACGATGGTGGATAGGACTACATCCGCCGAGTCGGCGGAAGCCTTAGAAATGTAGGTTGCCACATCCGAGGCGGCAATCTTCTTGCTGACGGGGGTGCCGGCAACATCGTCGACAACAACAAACAGGTCGGCGGCGACAAGGTCGGTGAGGGCGTCTAGCTGGGTGATTTTCTTGTCAGACATCAGACGTTCCCCGTTTCCAGAACCATAAAATTTCCGTCTTCTAACAGCATGTCCGTTCCGTCCTCAAACTCAAGGTTAAAGAGACGGTAGTCGCCGTCAGCCCAGTAGTTGTTGGCTGCATCGCCGAGAGTGGTGCCCGGGGCACCGTAGGTGACATAAAACTGGTATTGGTTCCAGCCCCGATTCTCCAAGCCGCGTTCCGCCCAGAATGCTGCGAGAAGGTCGCCAAGGGTGGGGGCAACGGTGGGGTACGTAGCGCGCAGTGTTTCAAACATGGCGTCATTGGTATGTTTAATCGTCATAGTCCCTCATTTTCCTGGGCTCCCCCTCGCAGCAAGAGTCCTTGTAACCACATTCGGGGCACCGCCACCGGCAGGCGACAGGCGGATATTCGGTGCCGCAGGTAGGGCACTCAATGTGGGAACTCAAACCGCTTTCAGCGGAGTCTTCTTCCGTGCCTCACGCTCCCGCTCAGCCAACGCCCCAATCAACGAATCCAGCTCCTCGTCGGACAACTGGGACGACTTCTGCTGCTGGGTAACGTTCAGGGTCGGGGGAGCCATCCGGTTCGTGGCCTGAAGGTACAGTTGGGCGGCCTTCACATCCCCAGACAGCGCCTTCTCATACAGGCTGTCCAGCAGCCGCTGACTGCGCTCCGGGGAGCCCTGGGTCTCGTCGACGTGGGCTTGCCAACGGTCCCGGAAAACCTGCTTCTTCTCCCAGCGCCGCAAAGTCACCACGTCAACGCCCAACTCAACAGACATCAGTTTCTTCGTGGCGGGCTGACGCTCGGACGGGACAGTGCACAGCCACTCCAAGTAGCGCTCCTGCTTGGGAGTCAGCACAAGTTCGTCGTTAGAAGCCATCAAAAAAGAACCCAATCGTTACATACCAGATATCGCAGATGGCTGGTTTTGGGGGTGGTTTGTTGATGTAACGATTGGGGGGGACTATAGGGGGGGACGGGAACAGTGTGCTCCGCCGCCGTAAGGCGGACGGAGCGATACCACAGGTCAAGGAGAAACACATGGCATACAACAAACCGTCGTTGAGGACCCGTCTCAAAAACGAGATTATGCGGGGTTCGAAGGGTGGGAAACCTGGGCAGTGGTCTGCCCGGAAAGCGCAGCTTTTGAATCAGCGTTATCAGAAAGCTGGTGGGGGTTATACTGGGCCGAAGACAGCTGCCCAACAGAAGCTGTCCAAGTGGACGAAAGAGGAGTGGACTACGTCCGATGGAAAACCTGCTATTAGAAGCACTGGTACGACAAGATATTTGCCTAAGAAGGCGTGGTCCGAACTTTCGGGGGCGCAGAAGTCGGCTACAAATCGGAAGAAACTATCGGCAAGTCGCAAAGGCAAACAGTTCGTATCTAACACTAAAGCGGCGAAAGCCGCCGGTCGCCGTGCCAGGGGAGGAAAATAATGGCTTCTAAGAAAGTATCAGGGACGAAAAGGGACCCGCGACTTGCTAGGGCCGGGGTGTCCGGCTACAACAAGCCGAAACGGACCCCTGACCATCCGAAAAAGTCGCACATTGTGGTGGCCAAACAGGGGGATACTGTGAAGACCATCCGGTTCGGACAGCAGGGTGCAAAGACTGCTGGCCGTAACCCAAAGAGCGCTAAAATGAAAGCAAAGCGCAAGTCGTATTATGCGCGGCACAATGCGCAGGACCCAAACCCGTCGATTCTGAGCGCACGGTACTGGTCACACAAAGTTAAATGGTAGATACCACAGCCGGCTGATTGTCGCCGGTATGGCCAGTTTTTGGGGTATTACGCTCCGGACATGGCCCCTTACCGCCTAGTGTTAGTGAGGGCGCGTACCCCCTCATACCCCCCCTCCCGTGTGGTAACTTGTCGCACCGGACGGCTCAAACCGTTCCCACATCACAGGTCAAGGGCACTGTGCGCACACCGACCAGACAGTCCGGGCGTCGTCGGGTCTAGGTCTAGGGATTGTGTGGGTATGGTTGGCGAGTGTGTTAGGGATATTGCCACCCCCTCTGAAGGGCAGAGGGGGATGGCAATCCCGCCACCCCCGCGAGTGAAGGGATAACCATGTACGCAGCGTTCAATGAGTACGACTACAGACGGTACCACGACATGATTCTGGCGCACAGTGTGAGTGCGCCGCTGGCTCTGGTCTGGGCGAACCTGATGTGGCTCACGGAGACCGACATCGCCGACTACTTCCGCTTCGCGGAGTGCTGCGCCACGATTGTGGGCGCTTCCGACCCGTGCGCGTGCGGTGGCGACGACCGCGATGTGGTCGGGATGACCGCAGCCGACTACGCCGAGTACGACCTGATGACCGCGTTCGCCTACTGGCGCATGCTGCCGTCGGAGGTTCAGAACCTCGCCATCTGCGACTGGCTGAACGGCACTTCGGTGGAGACTCCGGTCTACCAGAACACCGACGCTGCGCGCCTCTTCGTCATTGAGAACGCGTGCCACATCTACGGCTACGCCGACTCCGAGGAGGCGACCTTCGGGAAGCGCGACATCGGCTAGCCTCATCTGAGGTGACCAGCCGTCGCAACGGCTGAACGCGAACGGGACGGGGTCTTCGACCCCGTCCCGTTCGCTGTCCGCTAGGGCAGGGGTCGGGTGACGGTACGGGTCTGGTATTTGCCACCCCCTCCGTCGCAGGCTAGGAGGGGGGTGGCAATCCCGCGACCCCCGTTTGAGAGAAGGGAGTTACCGTGTATTGGGTAAGGATGGCAGACTACATCTGGTCGTCGGTGATGAAAGCGTCTGGCGCGGTGGAGGGCGACTCCGTGGAAGATGCGGTTCGCGTGGTGTTCCACGAGGTGGTTGAGTCGGATGTGATGGCTCCGGTCTTCGCGACTGTGAGTAGGCGTGTGGACGAGTACTTTCACGCCCATGTGCCGTCGTTCGTTGACCAGTACGCGTGGTTGGCGTTGGTGACCATGCTCGTGTTCCACGAGGGGAAGTTGGCGGCGGTTCCTGCGTTTGCGCCGGAGTGCGCAAGGCCGCAGTGGTCGCGGGACGACTTCGCGGTGTCGCCTGAGGAGGACTTGGACGGGAAGATGTCCGCGTTCTGTGACCTCGCGGCGAAGATGATGGGCTGCGGTACGGGCCTGTCGGTGTTCGGCGTTTAGTCCGGATGTGTGTCCGGTAGTTCACCACCCCCTCCGTCGTTCCTAGGAGGGGGTGGTGAACACGCCACTCAAGTGTTAGTGATAGAGATAACAACCGGGCTTCGGCCCTCAACAACAGGAGGTTAGCATGACACAGTCGGGTAAGACCCCGGCGCAGGCCGTGGTGAAACTGGCGATGCTGGATGCCGACGAGGTTGACGACATCATCGCTTGGCTGGAGAAGGACATCCGTCCCCACCTCAAGCCTGATGTCTCCCGGTATGCGCGAGGGCGTCAGCGTGTCTGGTTCGGAGTTGAGCCTCCGCTGGACACCGAGACGAACTACTCGCAGCCATTCCGAACCGGTCTGGCGAGGCTGGATGTTGTGGCGGGCATCTTCCAACAGCATGTTCCGGCCTCGTCGCGATTCAAGGACTGGCAGCCGGAGACTGCGCTGGTTTCGGTGGGCGGCAACATCGCTGCGCATCGGGACGCGACCTACGCTGACGCGTGGTCGCTGGGCATCAACCTCGGCCGCTGCGTGTGGAGCATCGCGTCGGAGAGGCAGGCTGCGCGGCCTGACTTCCACATGAATCTCACCGGTGGTGAGGTGTTCATGTTCAACGCGAAGCATGTCCACGCAGTAACGCAGGCCGCCGACGACCGCTGGGCTATCAACGCTTGGCGGTTCGCGAGCGGCCCGACCGCGCAGGAGCGCAACATTCCGGGGCGTCTCGCCGAGTTTCGGGCTGGACGCTAGGAATGACGATGCCACCGCCCCACGAGGGGGCGGTGGCATCGTGCCCGCGTTGCGGGCAAGTTCATGTGTTCAACCGGGCTTCGGCCCACGATGAAAGGAGCGGCGATGCCGCGTGTGTGGAATAAGCGTGAGTCTGGCGTGCCTGCTGATGCGGTGTATGTCGGGCGTCCGTCCAAGTGGGGCAACCCGTTTGTGATTGGACGGCATGGTGACCGCGATGAGGTGATTCGGCTGTACCGTGAGAGGTTGGTTGGGTCGCCTGCCATGATGCGGGCTGTGCGTGAGTTGGCGGGGCGTGATTTGGTGTGCTGGTGCTCACCGGAGGCGTGTCACGCTGATGTGTTGGTGGAGTTCGCGAACCGCCCCCGTTGAGGGGGCGGTTCGCGTGGGTGTTAGTCAACGGGCTTCGGCCCCCAAACAGAAAGGTAGCAGCATGGATGAGGTTCGTGAGAAGTGGGAGGCGCTTCGGCTCCTTCTGGTGAGTGCGCAGCAGGCTTCGGTTTCGCTGTTGGTCGCGTTGGAGAATGCCCGTCCCGACAAGGAGTTCTTCTACGGGGACGAGTATCAGGCGTGGCTGCTCTGGGCCGACAAGCACACGGAGTTGGATTACGACCTGTGGCAAGCCTACTCGCATGCGCATCAGGCTCCGTGGCGGGAGTCCGACGGCGTCTAGGGGTGTCGCCACCCCGCCGCTTCGGCGTGCGGGGTGGCTCCCCCGAAAGTGTTAGTGATAGCAACATTCATCTACGAGCAAAGGAGCAAGTCAGTGGAGGATTGGGACATTCAGGTGGCGGACGCCGAGGAGGCGTTCGTTGACGATTTCCAAGCGATTTCGGACGACGCGGACGCGTTGCTGGACACGCTGGAACTCGCGTATGGCACGGAGTGGGCGTACTACTTCGTCGCCCAGATTGGATGGGCCGTGCTGCTCAAGAACCGGGAGGATGTCGTGCGGTTCGTTTCGTGGCTGTACGACCCCACGACCGAGATTCCGGTCGCCTGACCGGGCTGTGGGTTTGGCGGGGGGGCTTCGGCCCTCCCGCCGGCGGTGCCCGTCCCGACGACGGGTGTGTGTCTAATCCTAGGAGGGGTTATGACGGGTGAGCAGTATGAGAGTTTCAGACAGGCATACGAGAATGCGGACATCGGCCAGTTGGTGGTCGCGGTGAAGGAGTTGGCCGAGAAGGCTGACGAGTACAACCGGCTTCACAGACTGGCGAACAAGATTCTCGCCGCTCGCGCGGCGGAGATTCTCGCCGGGTGCGAGAGAGTTCAATAGTTGGTTGTGCCACCGTGCGGCGGCTTCGCCGTCGCCGCACGGTGGCACCTGAAGGGAGGTTCGCGTGAATCAAGATTGGCAGGGGGTTCGGATTGACGAGATTCTGGATGACCCGTATCCGTATACGACGCGGTATTTCCACAGAGCGTTCTCGCAGCAGGGGGTCAACCCTGCTGGCTTGTCTGAGGATGAGATTGAGGAGTTCTGTATGGAGTATGCCTTCGGAGAGCGGGTTGGTGCCCGTTCCTCCGACTGGCTTGCCCCTGACCAGCATGACCATGGCCCGGATGTTGACGAGTTGTCGTCGGATTTGGGTCGTCCTGATGTGTGGGACGGTTGGCAGGATTGAGTGTCCGCCGAATGCGCCCCCCGCTCACGCGGGGCGCATTCGGCTCCGACAGTAAGGTTAGTAAGTTAGTAAGCATTATCCACTATGAGACAAGGAGTTAGAGGTTATGGAGTTTGAACTGAAGTTCATCGTGGCGTCGGTGTCGGCGCCCGGTCGTGCGGGTTCCACTGTGGTGAGGGGTCTCCCTGATGGCAATGGGACGCAGGCTGAGGTGTGGATTCGGAACGAGCAGGTTGCTGACCTTGGGGTTGTTGAGGGCAGCATGCTGGCGTTCGTGAAGGCAACGCCGAAGGGGAAGAAGCAGACCTCGTGGGTTTCGGAGGCGAACGGCTTCAAGGAGGTCATTGACCTGAGGCATGCGCGTCAGACCTACAATGTGAGCGGTGGCATCGCGCACAAGGAGGCGACGAAGGACAGTCTCGCGCTCGTGGAGGAGTTCCAGATGGGGCGTGGGTCGGTTTCGGTTCTTCCGGTTATTTCGCTGTAGTCAGTCCAGCGCAAGCGTGGGGCGGCCATCCGGGCCGTCCCATGTTTGCGTTAGGGCATTCGGATGCGACGTTGTCGCATCATTTGAGCATCCATCAAACATAGTTTGATGGATGCGGGGCCCGGTCGCCCGACTTTGTACCTGTCTAGGGGTACGGGTCGTGGTGGCCGGGCCCCTTGTCTTGCGGTCTAGGTGGATAGTCGGGTGGTTTGGAGGAAACAATGCCTAACTGGGTGTTTACAAGTATGACTGTGACTGGCAAAGAAGCAGACCTTCGCAGGTTTGCGGAAAAAGCAAGCAAACCATATACATCGTACCACAAAGGTGTTACGACGGTGGATGAGAA